CTCGATCACGTCGTCGGTCTCCGACGACATGGCGATCTCCATCTTCGGCGCGTTGAACAACCAGCGCGTCTTGCTGGCATTGCCGTTGGCATCGCGATCGGCCAGCCAGACTTCGCCCTGGAGCGAGAAATAGTTTTCGTTACTCATGAGCGGATGACTCCTTGCTGCCGGCAGCCTTGCCGGTGGTGGTGGCGGGCAGCGGCGCGATCACGTTGTGACCGGCCAGCCAGGCGGCGGTGGATGCGTCGACTTCGACGCGCTCGCCGACGGCATGGTCGTTGCCGGCGAGCGTGAGGGGTTTGAGCAGGGTCACTTTCATGCGGGATCGACTCCGATGGTTTGAGCGGTTTGCCAAACGTCTGTCCACAGGGCGACGCCGGCGTTGTAGTCAGTGAGGTCGCCCTGCACGTGTAGACAGGGCCGCGCGCCGGCTACATCGGGCACAAAGCCCAGCAGCACGTCACGGATCGCGCCGAGGATCAGCTGCAGCTGGGGCGTGATCTGCGCGCCGCGCTGCTCGCGGTAATTGCTCACGACAACGATCACGCCGAACGTCACGCGCTGATCTTGGGCAACGGCGACTTGCTGGCCACGGGGCGCATAGCCCACGTTGATCGCGTCGCTCTTGTCGCGTGCCAACACCACGTAAACGCAGGGCGCGGGGTAATCGTTGAGGCTCTTCACCGCGGCGAAGTCCGCCGCACCGGCCACCTGACGCAACACGCTCACCTTGGCGCGGATGCGCTCGATGATCGGCGTGACGTCGAACGGCGCAGTGCTCATGTGCCAAAGTCCCGCAGCGTGTCGAGCGTAAACAGGCGCTCCGGCGCGCAGAACTCCGGCGCACCCGCACCCGGCGGCGGCAGCGGATCGTCCGCGCCCAGGGAAAACTTGCCATCGGCGGTGAGCTGCAGGAAACGCAGCGCCTCCTTGTAATCGCGCACGACCGGATCGGTGGCCTCGGCGGTGTTGACGCGGTCCTTGTGCAGCAGATAGCGCGCGATCCAGCGCGACCACACCGCCACGATGCCAGGCACGGGATCAAGCGGCACCGTATAGGCCACCGGCTTGCGGTTGCGCAGGTAGCCATTGATCACGCTGTCGGCATCGGCGATCGCCTTGGTGATGTGCACCAGGGCGTCATCCGCCAACAGGATCTGATCGGCGGGCCACGACGAGCGATCCGCGTCGCGCAGGCTGGCTTCCATCAACGCGTCGTCGATGACGACGGCACTGTCGGCGGTGGCCACCTGGGCCAGCTCCCGGGAGAGCTTGGCGTCAGCGAGCTGGACGAGGGTCGCGTACATCAGCCCTTCTCACCACCCAAGCCAATCGGGCATGGGTCCGCCACGCACGTATGGCAATAACGGAATGGCGCCGCGTGCGGGCAATCGGTTTGGGTCGTTGACTCGGCACCGCGCGACTGCGCATACAGGACGTAGCCTTCGAGCTCCCACAGTTTGTCGCGAGCGGCGCCCTGGGCTTTCTCGCGAGCGATACGCTCGCCGATAGCCGCATCGAAATTCGACGGATCGATGCATGCCGACATGCCGCTGGCCAGGAAGAAAGCACCGTCGAGAAACGCATGTGCGAACGTGGCCGTGCTATCGCCGGGGCGCTGCACGATGACGTACTGCACGCGAGCCATTGCCGCATCGATCTGTTCGACGCGAATGCGGCGTGTCGAAGGGCCAGTGGCAAGGATGGCTTTCTCGATCTGCCGGTCGGTCATGTCAGCTGGCCTTCTTGGCAGAGGGCTTCTTTGCCGCATCCTTGGCATCGTCGGCGGTCTGGGCTTTCTCAGCGGCCTCGCGAAGCTCCGCAGACGCGCCGAACAGATAGCCGCCAGCCATCAGGCGATCGCCTTCCTCGACCTCGAACTCCACGACGCTGCCGACTTTGAGCGGCTTGCCGTCGCGCTTGATGCTGCCTGTCACCAGGTACTTCATGTGATTCTCCCGAGGGTCGGGACGCCGGCCAATTCCGGCGCCCCGTGCTGCTGCTGTCATGCGGGAATGTCCCGCCGCGCGCTGGCTTTCATTTGTTGCCGTGCTCTCCGGCTGTCACGTCTGGATACACGGCGACGTTCCCTTTCCCCGGCGTTCGATTACGCAGGCGAAGCGCCCGCGCCCTGAATCAGGAAGCCCGCGGTGATGCCGGACAGCACGGGCGTGTTGTCGAAGCTGACGCCGTAGATCCAGCTTTTGGCGCTGTTGTCCCAGTACGGCTGTTCGACCAGCGGATGCCCCTCGATCACGTAGGTGTACGCGAAGCTGGGCTCTTCCACGTTCGGGTCGGTGCTGACGTTCGTATAGGCCAGGATCACGTCATCGCCCCAGACGTCACCGAAACTTTCGGCGGCATCTGCCACTACGGCTTCGCCAACTTCAACCTTGGCCAGGCCCCAGAGCCGCGCGAGGATGTCAGTGGTGATCGAGTCCTTGCTGGTGTACTTCGTGCGGTCCAGGATCTTCGCGTTCTCCTGGGCTGCGGAGAACGCCGAGGCGGACAAGATCGCCGTGTTGGGATACACACCGATGGTCTGACGAACCGCTTCCTTGCCGTCGCGAATGTCACCACTCGGATCGCCAGCGCTGCCAGACCAGCGGCTGGTGCCGGTCAATGCAACTTTGTGGCCGGCGTCGTAGTTCGATGCATTGCGGGCCAGCTGCGCAGCCTCGTATTCGTGCTCAAGGTTGAGCGCGCGCAATACGGTGTTCACCGCGCGACTGGCCAGGTTGATGCCCGGCACCTGGGTGGCATCGCGCATCAGCTCACGCGGCACCGGTGCTTCGAGGGCGCTGGGCACGATGGCGTAAGGCTTGCCCTGGTAGCCGAACTGGATGCGCTTGGTGTTGGTGCCCGGCGCGCGCTTGGAGTTGTAAAGCTTGAACGCACTCTTGTCGAACTCGGTCACCTTGCCGCCGTACATGGCAACGTCGGCCAACGGGAACAGCGTGCGAGCGACAAGGCCCGCCTGGCGATAGCCGAGAGCGTGGGTCGACAGAACGGGGTCGACAATGCGCGCCTGGCCGGGAGTCATCTGATTCATGGATCTCTCCTGAGGAGTTGAGTGACCGATCAGGCCGCGAGCGGGCAGTTCGGGAGCAGGTAGACCTCGATCACGTCGCCGGCAGCGGCGGCCGCTTCGAGGGCGATACCGACGGCGACGCCGGTGCTATAGGTGACCGCCTTGCCGCCGGTAGCCACCTGGACGAAGGCGCCCTTGGCGATCGCCGCGCTGGCGATCACCTGGGCAGTGCCCAACACGTCGGTCGGCACCAGGTCACCGATAGCGCCATCCGTGCGCGCCACACCGAAGGCGTTGCCGGCAGCGGTGGCCACCGCACCGCCGGCGGTGATGAAGGTGTTGGCAGAGAGCGCAGCCGCGGCGGCAACCGCGAGCGCGAAAAGAGAACGGGACTGCGACATGGTCGGCTCCTGGGAAAAGTGGAATCAGCCGCCGACCGCACGCACAGCGGCGAGCCAGTCAACGGTGGGGTTCTGCGCCTGATAGGCCTTGGCGCGCGCGTAGACATCAACGCGGCCGGCGTCGACGGTGGTGCCGAGCGGCGCGGCAAACTCGGCCGCACTCGGGGCGTTCTGGGCGGTAGCCTTCTCGGCGTAGTCGACCTGTTTGGGCAAGCTGTCCAGCAGGTCGCGCAACACGTCCGCGCCGGGTTTCTTGACCTGGGCGCCGCCCTCGGCGAATTCCAGCGGCTGGTCCACCGGCAGCGCGAGCAACAACTCGATCACCGGCTCTTTGTGGCGCGGCAAAACTTTGCCGTCGGCGACCAGCTGGTCGGCGAAGGTCACAGCTTCCTCGCGGCGAGCCTTGCCCTCGCGATTGGCAATGGCGCGCTCGCGCGTTTCAAGTTCGTTCTGGCGGGTGGTGAGGGCCGTTTCGCGCTCGGCGAAGTCGGCCGACGTGTCTTGGTTCGGCATATCGATCTCCAGGGTGGTGGCGCCGGCGTTGTGCTCGGCATAAGCGGGCACGACGGTGTCGTCAGTGCGCGAAGCAATCTCGTCCAGGCTGCGGATCTGCCACTGTGGGATGATCAAGTCGGCTTTCTCGGCGCCCTGCGTCTCGACGAACCAGTCGCGAACACGCTGCAACACGTCGACCAGGACATTGCCGATCGCGTAGCCCGGCATCGAGAACTCGACCGCGCCGTCGCCCTCGGCGAACTGCGCGTTCGGCAGACCCTTTACCGCCGGCGCGGCCGCGCCGAGGAAACCGATGTGCCGCAGGTAGAGCTTGCCGGGCGTCGGGTTTCCGGGCGTATCGCGCAGGTAGATGGATGCGCTGCGGTTCTTGAAGCGACCGGTGTTGACCAGGTTGGCGAATTGCTCTTCCACCTGGTGCGGCTCGGCGTACAACATGCCGCCGTCGACGCGCAGCGATTTCGCCCAACCGTAGGCGGGCGCATCGAGCTTCGGGTGACCGACAACCATCGGCGCCTCGGCGAGGGCCGGGTTGTAGCTCGCAGCGATCTCCGCGATATCCGCGTCGCTGAATTCAATCGAGCGTCCATCCGTACTGACATGGGTGCCAGCACGAAAGATCGCGAGTCCGGGGGCGTTCTTCATGGGGCCATCGTCGCGATGACGGCCGCCGGGGTCATTGGCCCCAGTTCACAACATCGACCGGCTACGCGCGGGCGCGAGCGGCGGTGCGTGATGGAAGGTGCGCTTGCGGGCGGCCAACGCGGCCCACAAACCGCTGTCTGACACTTTTGCGGGGTTGGCTCCGCACACTGACGCCGGGCGCGGCCCTGAAAGCCGCGTGCGCGCGCTCAGCGCATATTACGATTCCGGCAGACCGGCGAGCAGATGGTCGCGTGTGATGAGAACGATCTCTTCGTCATCTTCGTCACTGACGCCGAGCCATACGCGGGCTGGCGGTCCGAACTGGTGCTTCGCACCGTAGATGGCATTGGTGCCGATATCCACCGCAGCGTCACCATCAAGCTGGAACGTGAACTGATCGCCGATCATGTGGTTGTCGAACTTCAGAATCGGCACACCCGGACGCTTCTTTTGTTTCCAGCGCGCATAGGCTGGCGACAGCGCCCTCCACCGGCGGCCGTCTGGATCGACTTGTCGCGCCGCGCGATCGCGCGTCGACCCAACCATGTACTCGCCAATATGCGACAGCAGCAATTGCCGGCCGTCGCTGTCGAGCCGACTGCTCACATAGTCGAGCGCCGCGATCGTCGTGCTGGCGTCATAGTCAAGATGGATCTTCGCGCCGGCCATCAGAGCTTCCCCTTCACCAGTTGCAGATCGCCAGTGAGCAACCGAGCGCGCAGCGTCGGCAGGTTCGCCGTGTCGACGCCGGCATAGCTGTTGACGGCCTCGCCCAGGTGCACGTTGGTCACCGTTCCCTTGTCCACGTAGAGCAACGTGCCACTGGCGCGATCGAACAGCACGGCCGTGGCATCGCGCAGCGCGGCCGGCAGATTGGGCGATGCGGCCGCGATCGCGGCCGCGTCATCGGCTGCGATCGAGGCGCTCGATGGCGTGATGCCCAACTCCTGCAATGCACGCACCAGCAGCGGATCGAGCGCGCCGATCATCAGCGCGGCATCGGCTGTCGTAGTGCTCACCTTCACCGCTACCTGCAGCGCGGTGAAGGCGGTATCGAGCGCGGTATGTGCACGCGGCAGATCCATGATCGGTTGCAATGCGCTGGCGCCGAGTGCGGCGGGCAGCTTCGTCGCCTTGGTCAGCGTACCCTGCGCGAGCTGCTCGAACGCCGACTTGCCGGGAATGTAGCCGAAGCCAGGATCGACACCCGCCGGCGTCGACACGGTGAATGGGTGAGGACCGTTCTTGCCGACGACCACTTCCTGCATGTCTTCCGGCGGCGCCTTGTCGGGACCGCTCTTGCCCAGGCGCTTGAGGCCGCGCGCATCGGTGCCTTCGACGGTGCACTGGCAGCCCCAGCCGTTCGGGCCGAAATGCGTCCGCCACCACGGATCATCCGCGAGCAGCACCAGATTGTTCCAGGACAGATGCAGGGGGCGCGGATGCATTACCGCATCGCTGTGGCGATAGCGCCAGTACGGCATCACCCGCTTCAGCTTCTGCAGCTGCGCGTAACGGCCGGCGGCATAGCTGGTGCGCAGGTTGGTCTCGAAGATGACACGCGTGCGCCAGTTGCGGCCGCCCGTGTATTCCCAGCCGTACTTCGCGACGATCTTGTCGAAGTCGTGGCGGAATGCCGACAGGCCGGTGCCGTCGGCGATCGCGCGATCGATCGCCGCGCGCAGATCCACCAGCAGGTCGATGCGGTTGGCGCCGGCCACCATGAAGCCGTGGTCGTGCATCTCCAGCCATAGATCCGTCCAGCTGGTGGTGAGTACGTTGCGCTTCGCGCGGAAGAACGCGATCTGCTCCTTGAACGGGAGCGAGCCGTAGATGGCGCCGCCGTCAGCCACCGCGCGTCGCCCGCTTGATCAGCGACGCCAGCCAGTCGGCGTGACGCCAATCCCAGGCGGAAGGCTTCAGCCCCAGGCGTGCCGCTTCGCGACGAAGCCGGCGCAGCGTCACCCGGCGCTGGCGAGCGTTCATGCGCCAGACTCCTGCAGGACGTCATACCGCCCGGCCAACGCGGCGGCGGTCAACCCTTCCTGCATGGCCGCGGCATACTGCTCCAGGCTCAGATCCGGCAGCATCTGCAGCAGACCCTCGCGTAGCGCCTCGAGCGACTCCACCTCACCGGCCAAGGCACGCACCTGGTCAAGCCATGCCCCGGCGGCGGGCGCCACGTTATCGCTGAGCTGGTCGACCATCTGCGCCGGCGGATCTTGCACGACCGTGCCGGGCTCAGCGAACTGGGCGTCCGGCAGCGCATTCGGATCGACCGGAGGCGTTTCACTGACGGGTTCCCAGCCGGGTCCATACGTGTCAGTTACGTATTGCAGCGTCGGCTTGTAACCGAGTGTCTTGACCTTGCCGTCGCGATCGGCTCGCTCGGTCAGATCCTCCGGCTCGTCGGTCACGCGGAACACGCGCGGCACGGCGGCACCAGGGAAGTTCCAGGCGGTGAGCCAGCGCGCGGGGCCCATGTTCCAGCTCTCGCACACCAGGTCCGCATCCGCCTTGATGATGTCCGCGCGCACATCGCCCTGCAGGTTGTCGTTACCCAGCTTGCCGGGCGTGCCGCTGGTGCTGGCGGTCTGGCCCAGCACCACCTTGGCGATCGTGGCGTTCATCGCGTCCTGCAGCGCCTTGTAATCAGCGGTGCCGCTGCGGGCAGCTTCGAGCAATTCTATCGTCATGCCCGCGGGCATGATGATGCCGCTGTCCGTCTGGATGGCACGCACCGCCTGCAGCAGCTTGTTCTTCTCGCCATCGCTGGCGGCGCTGTCGTATTTGCCCACGCCGGTGGGCATGCCGAACTTCTCCAGGAAGATCAGCCAGAACTTGAGGCCGTTGCGCTTGAACAGCACGGGCCAATACAGCCAATGCGCCAGGCCGAGGCCATAGGGCTCGTCGTCATTGTCCGCGCCGGTGCTGAAACTCCAGAAGTACGGCGCCTCGGCCGGGATGCCTTCGAGCATCTTGTCGTAGGTCAGCAGCCGTAGGTCCATATCCTTGCCGAAGCGGAAGCGGCGGCGATTGCGCACCTTCACCTGCTTGATGCCGATGCGGTTGCCCTGCACCTCATAGAGCTGCTCGGCCACGGCATAACCGTAGAACACACCGAACAGCATTTTGCGGGTGATGTTGTCCCAGCCGATTTTCTGGATCTGTTCCCGCATGAAATCTGCGGCGGCCTTGTCGATCGCGCGCTTGCCGCCCGCGTCCACCTGCCACTCGCACGACACCACGGCGAGCTGGCGCTGATCGAAGGCGCTCTTCACTTCCGGGTCGGAATAGACCTGCTCGTAGAGGGTCAGGTCGCCGCCGCGGTTGCGCAGCACGGAGTCATAGGGCGCCAGCAGCGGGCCGGTGTAGCCGCGGGTGATGTCGATGCCATCGGCGGTGGTGGCGATCTCGCGATCGAGCTGGGGTTTTGCCTGTTCGCTCATGACGCGAAGCCTCCGAAATCATTGCCGCCTGGCACGGTGCCGAAGCCATCCGAGCCAAAGCCGCTACCGAGTGTGGCCACGACGCTGGCGCGCTGACCGATGGATTGATAATCGATCTGCGCGGCCGGCGAGCTGGCGGCGTGCACCGCCAGCGCCAGCCCCCAGAAGCGGTCGGCGTGGCCGTCCGGCGTACGCTCGGCGGTGAAGCGGATGTTGCCGGCGGCGGTGGTTTGCTTGGTGACCGAGCGCAGATCGGCGCGAACCTGTGCGTCATAGGGAATGCGCAGCGTGCGGTCCTGCATGCGCCCGCGCACCGGGTAGGCCAGCGCCTCCTTGGTTTTCGGCGTGAAGGTCACCGCTTCAATGCGATGTTCCCCGAATTTGTCCTGGGCATCGTCTGCCCAGCCGATGCCCAAGCCGGTGGCGTCGATGCATACCCGGCTGCAGCGGGCAAACCACGGGTACAGGATCTTCTCCTGATCCGACTTGCGCATTTTTTGCATCGAAATGACGGCGCGCGTGTAGAGCACGTCGCCCAGGCGCTCCATGATCCAGAGTACGGTGAGGTCTTTCTTGCGACCGATGTCGACGCCGGCATACAGCTCGCGGCCTTCGATCAGTTCCCAGTTCGCGTTCTGGGCGTACTCACAGCTGGCGATCAGATCGTATTCCAGGAAGGCGACGTCGTCGTCGGCCGCCCGGCACATGTACTCCTGCTGGAACGATTCCTCGTCGGCGCAACCGGCGCGCACGAAGTCGAAGTACTCCGCCTCGGCCATCGCCTGGCGTTCGTCGTCGGTCGGCAGCTTCTGCTGCAGCTTGTAGAGCAAGCCCTGGTCGAGCGCGTCCTGCAACGTGACGGTGTGCAGGCTGATCTTTTTCGGGTTGCCGTTTTCCTTGATCTCGCGGATCAGCGCGTTGAAAAAGTTGTGGCTGCCGCGGTGCGTGCTGAACGCCTCCAGGCTGCCGCCCCAGGTGATGCCGGGATAGGCGATCGACCACAGCTTGCGCGGATCGGGGTGCAACGCGAATTCGTCCAGCACGCGGCCACCGCGCTTGCCGGCCTGCGCGTCCGGGTTGCTGGACATGCTGTGGATGCGCCGCTTGTTGGCGAACTCCAGTACCTGGGCCGTCTCGCGGCTTTTGTTGTCGATGATCTGCTCGCCGAGATCTTTGGCGGCCAGCTGCACCACCCCGGTGAACAGCTTGCAATCTTCGATGAACAACCGCGCCTGCAAGTCGTCGCGGCTGGATACCCATTGATCCCACATCGCGCCGCGCAGCCCGGTGCGCCGTACACAGGCATAGGCGGCGGTCCAGCTCCAACCGATCTGGCGCGACTTCTCCCCGAGCTTCAGGCGGCTGGTGTCGTTGATCCAGCACGACTGGAACGGCAGGAAGATGGCCTTCGGATCAGCGGGGATGCAGCGGGCGTTACCCATCACACGATGCCCATCAGGCGCGCGTCGATCGCCTTCATCGTTTCCGGCGACACGCCGGCATCGCTGGCGATTTGCTGGATCTCGGCCGTGGCGGCTTCGACCTTCTTGCGCAGTTCCACCGCCCACTTGTTGCGGGTCACGCTCGCGCGGGTGAGCGTGGCGATATTCTTCGCGGCCTTGCCCAGCACCTCGATGCGCTTGGCCGGATTCGGTTCCTCCTCGGCTTCCTGCAGGGCGAGCATGCAATCGAAGATTTCGGTCTGCACCATGCTGATGATCGCGTTGCTGCGATCGTCTGCGTCGTCGGGCGCGGCTTCGGTGATCATGCGCGCGGCTTCCGTGCTCGCCCTCACCGCCGACAGACGACGGGACAGCTTGGCGCCATACCGTTGCACGCTGCTCTTGCCCCCGGCATCGACGCCGAACTCGTCACGGATGCGCTCAGCCAGCCAGTCGTAACCGGCGAAGCCGGCCTTGATCAACAGGCGATCGATCTGGGCGCGGATCTCCGCCGGCTGCTGTTCGATCTTGGATCGACGCGGCATGGCGGCGGTCACCAGTACTTCGGCGGGCGGGCGATACCCGGCAGGCAGTCGACGGTGTACTCCGCGACGTCGACACCGTAATGGGTCAGCTCGGCGCGCCAACGACCGCCAGGCTCTTTGACGACCTCGACCAGTTTGCGATCGTCCAGATAGTCCATCTCGCGCCGCACTTCCAGCGCGCTGGCGTCGGGGTAAACCGCCTGCACCACGGCAAGCACCACCTCCTCGTAGAGGTAGGTCGGCCGGCCGTTGTTGAGGGTCAGCAGGATCGTCCATCGGATGGATTCCCGCCGCACCTTTGCCATATCCACGTTCATCGCTGATTCCCCTGTTTGGCACCATCAATCTGCACACGCTTCAGCTCGCTGGCGATGGCATCCAGCTTCGCCTCGATCACCGACTGGCCACGCACGTAGTCCTCACGTCGGACGTATTGCACGGCCATCTCTGCCTGGAATTTGAGGAACTCGCGTTCCAGGTTCTGCCAGGACGTTGCCTGGCCTTCGACAGTTGCGAAGCGCCTATCCAGCGAGCGCTCGACCTGGGCCAGCAACGTCTTGCCCAAACCAATTAGCACGGCCAGCAAGGTGAGCAAGAGGCTGATCAGCTGCCACAGTTCGAGCTCGAATTTCATCGGGCTATCCTCGTGCGCTGCTCGAACTGGCGGGCGCAATCGGCACAGCGACTGGTCGTGCCGCGCAGCGCCGCAAGGCGCGCGGGTTCGATGGGCAAGTCGCAATCGATGCAGATGCCGTCGAGTGTCATATCGCGGGGCGACAGCGCAGCGGCAATGCGGGCCTGGGTATTCGCGACCGCGACGTCGCGATCGAAGCTGTCGAGTGTCTGCGCGCGATCCATGTCATCCGCCATGCGGTGTTGCCCCTTCGCCGCTGATCCGTGCAGCCGTTTGCCGGTCGGCGTTAGCCTGCTGGAGCACGCCGCGCCATTGTTCAATCCATGCCAGTGCGTCCGACACGCATACCGCGGGTTGCTCGCGCAGCATGCAATGGGCCACCGGAGGTGCCGGCTCAGACAGCGGCGCGGTCAGCGCAGCTGGGATCGGCACATAGACCTTGACGGGCACATCAATAAGCTGGGGGCGTGTCATGACCTGCGACTTCGCCCCACAGGCGGTTAGCAAGAGCAGCGCACACAGGCATGGCAGCCAACGGCTGGCAGTCGGGAGTTTCATGAGTCACCTTCTTGGCTGCGCCTTCGCGCGCAGCGGCTGTGTCTGAGAGCTTCTGGGCCAAAGCATCGCGTTGCCCCAGCGCCGTAGCCGCGAGCAGGCGAAGCGCTTCGAGCTGTGCTTTATCGTCGGCAGCACGTGCCTTGAAATTACCGATGGCGATGGCCTGGTCGGCGGAGGCGTCCTTGCACGTTTGCAGATCCGTGCGTGCGACAACGAGATCCGCAGATTGGTGTTGCGCCTGCCAGGCCACGCCGCCGCCGACACCGATGCCCAGCAGCGCCAGCGCGATGGCGATCCATGCGAGCGCGTTCATGCGTGCACGGCTCGCAACGCGCGGCGCTGGCGCCACCAAGCGACGCCGGCCGCGGCGAGCGAGGCCAGCACCAGCAATGCGCCGAACAGGCGCAACCATTGCGGCCAACCCGCCGTGGCGTTGACCACCTGGCCGGTGGCCTGCAATAGGGGCTGCACTTGCTGGATGGCTGCCACCACGGCAGCGCTGCCGCCTGCGGTGGCAGCCACGGCGACCGGCGACGGCACCTTGCGCGCGGCAGGCTTCACCACGCCTGCTAGGCGCAGGCCTTCATCCAGGGTGATGGCGTCGTACCAATCGACCGCCTGGTCGTGCCAGTCAACGGGATTGCCGTTTTCGTGACGGATGATCGCGCGCACCAGGGGCGCCATCACCGCGTAGTCGTGCACGTTGATCGTCGCGCCATTGCTTACGCCGATCGCCGCGGCGACCGCGTTGATGTAGGCGATGGTGTCGTTCTCGCTGGGTGGAGCCCAGCGCATGATCATGCCGGTGACCGTGTGCAGGTCGTGCTTGTCCTGGTACGTGATCAGCGTGATCGCCAGTGCACGAATGCCCCACGCCGGCGCGGCGAACTGGCAGAAGTCCTTGTCGGTGCGCTGTGCCTCCGGCACCAGCCCTTGCCAGGGATCGCCCCAGCGCAGATTGCCCGGATTGTTGTTGCGGATGCCGCGGGGCTTGTCCATCACCGTCTCCGAATAAAAAAGACCGGCGACGGCGATCAGGGGAACCGCCGCCAGTCAACGTGCCGAAGCACGACTGTCGGAGTTCAGTGTCGGGTGGGATGGCGTTGGAGTCTTTGGCCCGTGTTCACAAGACCGCAGCTCGCGCGCGCGCGAAGGTGTACGCCCGCGGTTGGCGAGGGTCACATCATGCGAAGGGCTGAAGTCGTGCGATTACATGCCGCCGCGATACGCGCGGCTAAGGTCGCTCCGGATGCGCGGTTGTCGGAAGCTCGGAGGTCGATCGATCATCTGGTGGCCAGGGGAGCTTCATGGCGTACAGCATCCAGATCATTGCGGCACCTGTTAGCGCGCTGGTTGGCAGCGTCTCGGGAAGAGACATCACGGAGTTTCCGCTCGCTTCGTTGAGCATGGCCACCATCAGGGATTGCTGGTGTCGTTCGAGCAATACACGCAGCGTTTCCACGCTGACCAATCCCCACTGAGTGTTGTCGAGGTAACGTTCGATCGCGGCATCGGCACGTAGTTCGTAGGCTGCCTGATATCGCAAGCCCCGCACGGAAAGGTAATTGGGCCGAAACGCCTCATTCAACGGCCACAGCGCTTCGACCACCTGCCATCCGGTTATCGGTGCAGGCGTCAACGTATCCATCGGCGCCTGGCAATGGCGTTCGCACCAGACGGTGAGGAGTTCGATCGCGCGCGGATGCACGCGATCAGTCCATGACGCCGGCGAGCTTTGCCTCCAGTTGCATGGCATTGGCCCTGCTATCCAGGTCTGCTTTCAGCCTGGCCTGCGTAGCCTTGAGCTGGATAGCCTCGGGTGCCGGGCGCGAGTCGTAAGTCACCGGGTCGAAGGTGGGCAATGGCACCGGCGTGAGGGCCGAATCAAAATAGGTTTTCGCCGCGATGTAGAACGTCTTGATCGCGACCGTCAGGTCAGCATGACCGTGCGCTGCGTCGATGGCCGCGGGCAGCAATCGATCCAGATCCTTCTGGGCGCTCGACGCATCGTCGACGCCCGCCGCCGTGTCGGCATGGCCGGCGAACGTGTAAGCATCGCGGAGAATCGTCGTGCGAAAATCGTGGACAGCATTGCTGGGCTCCGCCGTCTGTGCCTGTGCCGCTCCAACAAACAGCAACAGCACGGCGATGATGATCTTCTTCATGGTGTTGCTCCCCTTCCGTTGTGAGTCAATCCTTGGTGTGGCGCGAATCAGAGCACGTGCAGCGCTCGATTGATGTCGGCGATCGCCTCGTTGTGATAGCGCCACTCGGCGGCGCATGCGCGTTGCACGTGTTGAAACAAGCCGTAGGAAAATAGAGCCCAGGCCCCAGCGACCAACGACAGCGACAAACTCACCGCGCTTCCGAAAACCAGGTGGCCTTCCCACACCAGCGCAAGGAAGGCGGCCATGCCAGCGCCGAACCACCACAAATAGGGATTGGCCCAGCGGCGTCGTTGGGCGGCACTGCGCAAGGCAATGTGCTCTTGCTGGCGCGCCACGAGATCGTTCCAGCGCTCTTGACGATCAATATTGCTTTGCCGGTCGCCACGATTACGGATATCGCCGGCGGCCACCTGGCCGACCGGACCATAAAAATTCTGTGCCATCACCGCCCCCTGCGGTCCTTGTTGATGATGTTTCCGGCGGCAACCTGGTCAACCGTATGGTTGAAATTCTGCTGCACCTTCGGACCTTTCGCGGGTTTAGGCGGCGAGTGCGCGTGAGGTCCGTTGACTGCCAGCGACGCAGCAGCGGCAAGGATGGCGGGTTTCATCGCAGCATCCGCAGCTCGGTAGTGCTTGAGCAGTTGCTGCTCATCATCCCGCAACGACTCCATGCTGGCCTGAAAAATGGCGGCCTGCACCTGGGACTGTTGCTTGGTACTCAGGCCGGCTATGGCGATGGCAGCGGCCGTCGCATCGCGCACTAACCGCAGACGTCGCTCCAGTTCGATTTCGCCAGGCGCCAGTCGCTCACCGGTGACGATGTAACGCACGTCCACGCCGTGATCAGCGATCGCTTTCAGATAAGCGGCATCGGGAGCGCGCGCGTCCTGCTCGTAATTGATCTGCGCACGCTTCTGCACGCCACCAATGGCAGCGAAGTCCGTTTGGCTGAGACCAAGGCTCCCCCGAGCCTCTCTCAGCCGTTCTCCCAAAGTGGTCATCCGTGCACCATTAAAGGGTGTTGACAGGTGTTCAAATGTACACCTATGATTAGTCATGTGGTTAGAACGAAAGGAACAGGAGCATATCGCATGAAAGACTTGCATGCCCCGAGCAGAAACCTGATGCAGCAGGTCCGCGCCGGGTTCATCACTCAGGGCACTACCTTCACGGACTGGTGCCGCCGACACGAGATCCGGCACACCAGCGCGCGACAGGCCATCTACGGCAGCTGGGACGGGCCAAAGGCCAAAACGCTGCGCGCCCGCATCGTCCGCGCTGCCGGCGTCGGAGCAGCCGCATGAACGCGCGCTTCCCCGGCCAATGGACGGTGCGCACCGAGCAGCCCTGGGGCTTCGATGTGACCCGAGCGCTGGGCAACTATCAATCCGAATGGTTGCGCACGACGGGCGGCGAAGAGCTGGTATTCGACACGGAGGCAGAAGCCCAAGTCGCCGCTGACTACGCTAACAACGCATTGCCGCAGCAGGCCGCGGCATGAACGCGCCGATGCCACTCCCCGAGCTCAAGGCTCGCCAGCAGGCGGTCTACCGCGCTGTCGACGCAGCCACAGACAAGCGTTTCAGCCTGCGCCGCAACACGCCGGAAAGCATCGAGTGGGCGCTGATCGGTGAGGCCTGCGCAAGGGAGGCCACGCGTCTGCACCGCATCTGGCGGCGCTGGTACGCGTCGAAGGAGCAGATCGCATGAGCCAGCTATCTGCCCAGCGCGCGCTGCGCGTCCTCAAGGCGCTACGCGGCGCCACCTTCACCGGCCTGTCCAACACCGACGTCGCCAAGGCGCTCGGCGAAACGCCCAGCAACGTCTCGCGCTCGCTGGCCGTCCTGGTCGAGGAGGGCTTCGTTCTTCGCCTGGACAACGGTCGCTACGCACACAGCGTGGCGCTGCTGCAGATCGCCCAGGCCCACGCCGACCACACCGCGCGTCTGCAGGCGCGTATGTCCGAAACCACCCAGCGCATTGCCGCGGGTTCTCTTTCCTGATCAGGGGGCAACATGGCACGTAAGACAACCAGCGCAGCAGCACCCGCAGAAACGGCACCGCTACCGGCACAGCAGATCGAACAGGGCCAGCAGCTGATGGCCCAGGTCGCCGGCAGCTACGTCGACGAACGCGACGTGGTCAACCAGCTACTCGGTCAGATCCAGATGGCGAACTCCATCGCCAAATTCTCCGACGTAATAGGTTTGAGCAAGCTCAAGCACATCAAGGAAACCAAGGCGTACCGGGCGCTCAGCGGCAAAAAGGGGGTTGCGCCGGACGGTAGCGAAATCTCCGACGTCGGAACTTTTGAAGGTTTCTGCCGCGCCCTAGGCATGTCGTACTCCAAGGTCGACGAGGATCTGAAGAACCTGGATACGTTCGGTGAGGAGGCGCTGCGGCAGTTGTCGGCGGTGGGCGCCGGCTACCGCGAGCTGCGCGCCATGCGCAAGCTGCCCGAGGACGAGCGCGCGCTGATCGCCGCCGCACCGGATCGCGAATCCCTGGTCGAGCTGCTGGAAGAGCGCGCCGCCGCCCATGCTGCGGAAAGGGAGCAACTGACCAGCGAGCTCACCGAGGCGCGGGCCACTGCCGAGGACAAGCAGACGCGCATCAGCGTGCTATCCACCAAGCTGGAAAAGACCGAGGGCGAGCTGAGCAAGGCGAAGCGCCGATGGCGTGCGGCCACGCCCGACCAGCAGCGCGCCGACCTGGAGCGCGCCGTGAACGAGGCCGCGCTGGCGGTGCGCGTGGCGATCGCCGCCGACGATTCCTATGACAGCGGCCTGCGCGGCGCGGTGAAGGCGCTGTCTGAGCATGCGTACGAGCACAACCTTGACGTCGGCGATTTCCTCGGCGATGTGTTCGGCCAGTTGCTGACCGCGGTGCGCGTGGTGCGCGACGACGAGCGGTTGCCGATCGCGATCCCGCTGCGCCAGAACGAGGAGGGCTGATCCATGCCCGTCGACTCTCGCATCGAGGCCGCCGCCGCCGAACTGCTGGCGTCGCCGCATGGACGCAAGGGCGCGATCGTGACTTCCCTGGCAACGCAGATGGATATCAGCGTGCCGACCGCTTATCGCCGGCTCAACAAAGTGCTGGCTACCTTGCGCCCACGCAAGCGCCGCAGCGACGCCGGTCAGTGCGTGGTGAGCCGCGAGGAAGCGCTGCACATCGCCGCGCTCACCGAGGAAACTCGCCGCCTCACCGGCACCGGCACGCTGCCGCTGGAAGAGGTCGTGGGCATGGCCCGCGCCAATGGCTTGATCGATGCCGGCCACGTCGACACGACCACCGGCGAGTTCACGCCGGTCAGCCTGTCCACGGTGCGCCGCGCGCTGCGCCAGCACCACGTGCACGCCTCGCAGCTCAATGCGCCGACGCCGGCCGCATCGCTATCCAGCCCTCATCCGAACTGGTGCTGGCAGATCGACGCATCGGTGAGCCGTCAGTTTTACCTGGCCGACGACGGCGCGCATGTGATGCCACAGCGCGAGTTCTACCGCGGCAAGCCGCAGAACTTCGAGCGCATCGCCGACCGTCGCCTGTGGCGCTACGTGGTCACCGATCACGCCTCGGGTGCCTTCAGCCTGTTCTACGTGCAGGGCGCCGAGAGCGCGGTCAATCTGCTGGCGTCGCTGATGCACGCGATGATCGATCACCCCGGCGGCACGATGCACGGCGTGCCGCACATCCTGATGACCGACCCCGGCAGCGCGATGACCGCGGCGACCACGCGCAACTTCTGCGCGGCGCTGAACATCCGCCTGCAGATCAACGCCGTGGGCAATGCCCGCGCCAAGGGCCAGGTGGAAAACGGCAACTACCTGGTCGAGCGCCACTTCGAGGCGGGCCTGAAATTGTGCGCGCCTGTAACCAGCCTGGAAGAGATCAACACGAAGGCTCAGCAATGGTCCTACGCGTACCAGGCCACCCGCACGCACAGCCGTACCGGCATGACCCGCCGCGACGGGTGGTTGCGCATCACGCCCGAGCACCTGCACGTGGCGCCCGATATCGACGTGTTGCGCGCGCTGGCCAACAGCGAGCCGAAGCCGTGCACGGTGCGCAATTGCCGCATCAAGTTCCGCAGCGCGGAGTGGGACGTCTCCGGCGTCGATGGGCTGATCAACGGCGAGAAGGTCGACGTAATCCGCAATCCGTTCGACGGCGACGCCAGCGTACGCATCGTGCGCGCCGGCGACGACGGCCAACTGGTGCATCTGCTGGCGCCGCGCATCGAGACGGGCGCGTTCGGCTTCCGGATCGGCTCTGCCGAGATCGGCACGTCGTACCACGCGCCAAGGGCGACACCGGCCGATGCGGCGCGCGCCGAGATCGAGCGCCTGGCGATGGACGTGCGCACCGACGCCGAGGCGATGGTGGCGCGCAAGGCCAAGCGACTGGCGTTCAAGGGCACCATCGACCCGCACAAGCATCTGTTGGATGCCGCAGTGACCCAGCACCTTCCGCGTGCCGGCACGCCGGCCACGGTGACCGCACCGACGACGATGGCGGCACCCGCGCGCGTCGAGCCGATGGCGATTCGGCCGGAGTATCCACCTCTTAACCACGTCGAAGCTGCGCGCGCGGTGAAGCCGCTGGTGGAGCGTGCAGGCGGCACCTGGTCGGCCGAGCTGTACCAGCGCACGGCGCAGCGCTGGCCCGATGGCTTGCCGCTTGACCAGGTCGAAGCCTGGGCGGCCGAGCTGGCCCAGGGCATGCGACTGCGCGTTGTTGGCGGTGCGGCATGAGCACTCGCATGTCCGCACTAACCATCATCGATCGTGACCTGGCTCGCAAGGAAGCCACTGGCAATAAGTTCGCCAAGGAGATCCGCCAGGCACGTGACGCCGTGGCCGAGCTATTCGAAGCACTCGGCAAAATGCCGACGATGGAAGTCCGTATCGGGTGCACGTGTCGCGAATGCGAAAGCAAACGCCGGCTCGCCGCCGCGTACACCCGCTTCAAACGCGCCGGCGGTGCCGCATGACGCTGCACCTCAAGTCCGCCCTGGTCAGCGCCGGCATCAAGCAGGGCGCTGTCGCCGCTGCGGCCGGTATCTCGCGCCCGGCCTTCAACGCTTTCATCAACCGCGGCCATCTGCCGCTGGGCACCGATCGCGCGGCGGTCGAGCGCTCCATCACTGCGTTCGTACACCGGCACGGCGGAAGCACCGTCGGCCTTTTCGAAGTGGCGGCACCGTGCGCTAACACGGTGCCGCCGGTTTCCCCGCCAGACCCGGCAAAAGATCAGGAGGAGATGTCCATGTTACTGCGTAAGCAAACCCTCACGCCGGCCGCGCGCCGGCACTTCAGCCTGCAGCGTGATCCATTCGCGGACCCGACCACCGCCGAGGACGTGTTCCTGTCGCCCGATATCCGCTACGTGCGGGAAGCGATGTACCAGGTGGCCCGCCACGGCGGCTTCATGGCAGCGATCGGCGAGAGCGGCGCGGGCAAATCCACGCTGCGCGAGGAGCTGGTCGACCGGTTGAACCGCGAAGAGCAGGCGGTGATCGTCGTGGAGCCCTACGTGCTGGCGATGGAGAGCAACGACAGCATCGGCAAAACCCTCAAGGCACAGCACATCGCCGAGGCGATCATGTCTGCGGTGTCGCCGCTGGCCAAGGCCAAAAGCAGCCCACAGGCGCGCTTCGAGCAGTTGCACGCGGCGTTGCGCGACAGCGCCCGCAGCGGCCACAGCCATGTGTTGGTGATCGAGGAGGCACATAGCCTGCCGCTTGCCACGCTGAAGCACCTGAAGCGCTTCCGCGAGTTGAAGGATGGCCTGCGCCCGTTGCTATCGGTCATCCTGATCGGCCAGTCGGAGCTGGCGGTCAAGCTCAGCGAACACAACCCGGAAGTGCGCGAGGTCGTGCAACGCATCGAGATCGTCACGCTGCCCGCGCTCGACAAAGACCTGGACGCCTACCTCACGCACCGCTTCAAGCGCTCCGGTACGCCGATCGACCAGGTGCTGGCCAAGGGCGCCATCGATGCCTTGCGCACCAAGCTCACGCCCACGCGCGCGGGAGGCACCTTGTTGTACCCGCTGGCCGTCCACAACGCGCTCACTGCCGCGATGAACCGCGCTGCCGATCTCGGCGTGCCGCTGGTCAACGCTGACGTTATTGGAGGCGTGTGACATGGCGCAATCCCAACCGATTACCGTGCGACGCGTCTCCGATGGCTGGCTCCGCGTGAGTGGGCTCGATATCGACGGCGACACCCTGGTCAGCGACATCGATTCCAGGTCGCTCGTCGAGCAGATCGGCGTGGCACTGCATATGCCGCCACCGGCACCCGTCCTCGACGACCACCTTTTCGGTCCGCCAGACCGCCTGTGAGGTAAGGCCATGCAAGCCGATCTGTTCGCGTCTGACGTCATTTCACTGAACTCAGTGCTGGACGCGCTGCGCGGACGTGTCGGCCAGGCGAACGGGTGCACGGCGCGCGAACTGGTGCTGGCGATCAATGGGCGGTTCAGCACGGGTGACGAGCGCCGGTTGCGCAAGGTGATCGTCGCGTTGCGACTCGCGGGGCACCCGGTCTGCGGCACGCCGGACACCGGCTATTTCATCGCGTCAAACGCGGCCGAACTGGATAGCACCTGCGGGTGGTTGTACGGCCGATCGATGACGACATTGCGGCAAGTGAGTGCGATGAAACGCGTCACCTTGCCGGATCTACGCGGGCAGTTGGGTCTGCCCATAGGAGCAAACCATGAATCCCATGAATGAAATTCTGCGCACGGCCACCAACAAGGCGATGGGTGCGCTGTTCTTCCTAGACGATGCCGGCGCCACGGTGACATCGGTCGAGGTGCGCGGCGGGCGTCCGCTGATCCGCCTGGACGGTGCGCCGGGCCAGTTCGTCCAGGGCGCCATCCGCAAGAGCCACAAGGTCGGCGCGCTGCGCGAGCACGTGATGGTGGCGATGGTGCAAGGCTGCCAGGTGGAGTGGATCGTTTGCACTCGGCGTGGCGATATGGCCGCGCGGGCGGGTGCGTGATGGATTCCATGCGCAGAGACATCTTGTTGTACCTGCGATGCGCCAAGGCGCCGATCACTGCGCAGGTCGTCGCCCGCACGGTCGCCACGCCGGCAGACATTAACCTGGTCTATTCACACTTGGGCCATCTGGTGCGCGCCGGAGCTGTGACACGGCAGCACCACCCGGACGGCATGCTGCGGTATGCGATTGCGGGCGATGGCGAACAGTCCGCAAAGTCTTTCGCACCACCGAATGCACGGCCGCCCGTCAAGCGCCACCGTCCGGCACCCCTGGCCGATATCGTCTTCGCGGCGATGGGCGATGAGGCTATGTCAGTGGCCGAGATCCATGCGGCTTGCAAGGGCCAGCTCACCGTCAAGCAGGTGAGCAATCTGCTGCAATTGCTCAAGCAGCGAGGTCAGGTCTCTAAGACCTATGGCTACCAGAATGCGCAGTGGATTCGTACCGAGCAGCTGGCGACGGTAGACCAGGTAAAGCGCGCCGTGATCATCACGATCAGCGATGACGATATCGACAGCGGCGCGATCACGATCAACCTGACGTTCGATCCGCCCATTGAAGCGGACGATCGGCAGACGCCCGCGACCGCCGCGGCGCTGGCCGCGTTCGAGCACCTGCAGTCTCGCAGCACCGTGCTGTCCGAGAGGGCCGGCTGATGCTCAAGCACGACACCACGTTGCCGCCCATCCTGGCGCAACAGCAGCGCCAACCGCTTCCTATCGATTACGACGACGATCTGCCGCCTTGGCTCGGTCAGCGCGTGCGCGACACCACTTTCCATATCCACCGCGCCGCCGCCGAGACGGCCCACGACTCCGAGGACGCAGCATGAACGCCGCCATCGATACCACCATTCCACCTGGCCACCGCCGCGATGCCAAAGGTCGCCTGGTGCCGGACTCCCAGATCAAGGCCATCGACAGGACGCGCGACGAGCTCGTGCGAGAGCTGTGGAAAAAGGCTGAGGTAGTCAACAAAGTGCTGGCCGATTTCAAGCGTGACGCCTTCGCGGACATTGCCGCTTTCGTGTCCCTGTCCGCTGGTGAATACGGCGTCAACCTCGGCGGCGACAAGGGCAACGTTTCGCTCCTCAGCTTCGACGGCGAGCTGCGCATCCAGCGCGCGATCGCAGAACGCATCGTGTTCGACGAGCGCCTGCAGGCGGCGAAGGAGCTGATCGACGAGTGTCTGACCGAGTGGACGGTCGACGCTCGCCCGGAGATCGCGCTCCTGGTGCAGGATGCCTTTCGTGTCGATAACGCGGGCAACATCCGCACCGGCAACGTGCTGGCGATCAAGCGCCTGGCGATCGAAGACAAGCGCTGGGTGGAGGCAATGGACGCGATCGGCGACGCCGTGCAAGTGGTCGGAAGCAAGAGCTACGTGCGCTTCTACCGCCGCGACAAAAACGGCAACTATCAGGCGATGAGCCTGGATCTTTCGGGGGTGTGACGTGGCTATCCGGATCACCAAGAGCCGTGGCGGCACAAGCATCCGCGCCACCGGCGCCGATGCCCAAGCGCTGTTCAACGCCATCGCCGGTAGCGTCCTCGACGACGCCACCAAGCCCAACGTCCGCACCTGCCGCGTCTGCGGTTGCACCGACATGCACGCATGCGAGGGCGGCTGTTCCTGGGCCAATGCCAATACCTGCAGCCGCTGCGTCGGCAAGGAAACGCAACCATGAGCCAGCTCCATGCCGATCCGGCCGCCACTGTCGATGCGCTCTTCGATGCATTCAACGGTGCCGACGCTCAACCGAAAGGCACCATTCTGCCGCGTAGCCCGTGGCAACCAGTGACAGCCGACCAGCCGCCCGCGCTGCAGGATGTCATGGTCAGCGCCTATGCACCCGACGACAAGGTGCCGCATACGTTCATGGCCTGGCGCGGCACGACGCCTGGTGGGCACAAGGTGTGGATGATCAGCGGTGTTGACTGTGAAGAGCTGCGAATGGTGGTCTACGCCTTCGCTCCGATCATCGAGCCTGCGCCGATGCCGGCGTGGAAGGCAAGCGCATGAACTGCGCGGCTACCCTCGCAGCGCGTGGCCTGCGCCCTGCCAGTGAATTGGCGGCAAATCGCTCGCACGGCGATCGCCTGCGCTACATCGCGGGCTGCCGCTGTGATGCCTGCCGCAAGGCCAATAGTGCCTATGAAAACGCGCGCCAGCGTGCCCGCAAGGCCGGGGACTGGAACGGTATCGTGCCGGCTGCGGCGGCACGTCAGCACATGCTCAAGCTGAGCCGTCGCGGCATCGGCCGGCGTGCTATCGGCGCCGCAACCGATATCGCCGATACCGTGCTGTCGGAGATCCACACCGGCCGCAAACAGCGCATTCGTGCACGCACCGAGCGGCTGATCCTGGCCGTCACGCCGGCCATCGCCTCCGACCACGCCTACATCTCGGCAGCCCGCACACACCAGCTGATCGCTGAACTGCTGGATGAGGGCTACAGCGAGCAATTCCTTGCCCAGCGCCTCGGCTACGCCGGCCGCTATCTGCAGTTCGGCGACCGCATCACCGTCCGCAACGCGTACCGCATCGAACGCCTTCATCGGGAGTTGACCACATGAGATACGGCCTTCTGATCAGCCCATGCAGTTTCTGGATCGGCGCGCATTGGTCGCGGTATCACAGGCGCCTGTGCATCAACCTGATTCCGTTCCTGACGATCTGGATCGTCTGGCCCGGCGGCGACACGCCGTGAAGACCGTTCATACCTGCCACTGGCCCAATTGCACACAGCGCGTTCCGCCGGCTCGCTGGGGCTGCCGCAAGCATTGGTTCGCGCTGCCGTTGCGCCTGCGCAACCGGATCTGGGCGACGTATGTGCCCGGTCAGGAAACCACCAAGTCGCCCTCGGCCGCATACATCGCGGCGGCCAAGGAAGCACAGCAGTGGATCGCCGAGCGCGAACTTGTTGCTGACAACAAGTTGCCGCGTGATCAGCAACGGCGTGCAGCGCCGGCCGTTGAACAACCGCAGCTCTATCGGCCGCCGAACGGCACCGAGGGCGACTGTTTCATTTCCGCCTGGTGCCAAACGTGCGCCCTCGACGTGGACGAGAACTGCCCGATCCTCGCGCGCACGTTCCAGCATGCCATTACCGATCCGGCATACCCGCGTGAGTGGTGCTACGACGACGCCGGCCAGCCGCAGTGCACGTCCTATATCCCGGAGGGTGATCCCGTGCCGCCACCTCGTTGCGAGCGCACCACCGACATGTTCGGCTTCCCGAACGGAGGTGGTCAGTGACCGGCAAAGACGCCCTGCAAGCAAAGCGCCGTCGCAATGCGATCGCCGCGATCCACGTCGCGCGCGCGCAGCTTAAATTGGAGGAGCCCGACTATCGCGCGATCATCCGTCGCGTCTCGGCGGCGACCGGCACCGAAACCGACAGCTCGGCCAAGCTCGACGACAAACAACGCCAGGCGGTACTGGATGAGTTCCGCCGCCTCGGCGCCGTCCGGCTCGGCCGTCCTGGTGACTATCGCGGCAAGCCGCACAATTTCCATTCCTCGGCGATGCCCCAGATGATCATCAAGATCGAGGCGCAACTGGCCGATATGAAGTTGTCGTGGGCATACGCCGACGCGATCGCCAAGCGCCAGTGCGGCATCGCAAAGGTCGCCTGGGTCCGAAAGGAAGAGCAGCTGAAGGGCATCATCGCTGCATTGGACGTGGAACAGTCCAAGCGTGGTTGCAATGCCTACATCGACGAGTCGCTGCAACGCCTAGGCATGGGTGACAAGCAGTTCGCCGAGTTGACGGCAAAACTTCCCAAGAACTGGCGCCGCCAGCTCCGCTATTTGAAGTCGGTGTGCGACCACCTGGGCGCGCGCATTGACATGCTCGATCAGAAAGAGTCCGAGGGAAGCGAAGCGTAATGGTCGCGCGAGTTCACAAGCTGGACGTCAGCAACCTACGAAACATCCCGGCCATGCTGGAACAGTGGGCGACTTGGTTGCGCGATGGCGCCGAAGAACAGCCGGAAACGCTGCTGATGATCCTGATTCCACTGGACGAGGGTGCGCCGGAGCTGTGCATCTTCGGCGAAGACATGAAGCGATTCGAGCTCGCTGGCTGCCTGTTGGCTATGGCGAATCAGCATGTGCGTCTCGATCAGGAGGAAGAGGATTGATTCGCTTCACTTGCCCGTGCTGCGGCTCCGACTTCCCTTGGGAGGCCGGCTTAGTTGAGGCCGATGCAAAGCGCCTCGGCGCTGTCCTTGGCGACATGGAGCCACCTCTGGCCCGCGCCGCCATGTCATATCTGCGCCTGTTCAAGCCACCAAAGACGGCGCTGCGTCTGCCGCGTGCCACGAAGCTTCTGCAGGAATTGGCCATCCTGGTCGGCGAAGGCACGGTATGCCGCGACGAGCGATCTGGCGTCCGCCGACCGGCGCCGGCATCGGCTTGGGTCGCCGGCATCGAGCAGATGCTGCAGCAAGTCGACCGCCTTACGCTGCCACTGACCGCACATGGCTATCTGCGTCAGGTAGTTTTCGGCATCGCCGATGCCGCCGACGCCGCCGGCGAGAAGGTGCGCGAGAAGGATCTACGCGAGGGTCGCCGGCCAGCCGGGCCGAGTCCTTCGCGGCAGGTCGAGGACAAGCTGACCAACGAGCTGGCGTACCTGGACCAAATGCGCCGCTACGGGAAAATCAACCAGATCGAACACGACACGCTCGCCGCCACCGCGCGGGAGCGATTCGGGGGCTCACCATGAGCACGCGGATGGAAGATCTGCGCAACGAGTTGCTGTCCGACGTCGCCGCGCATGCGGCCGTCGTGCTGCAGGACCACGGCGTCGCTGACGACGTGGCCGACCAGGCTGGCGCCGCGATCGCCGACCATCTGGCCAGCCACTGGGGCGGACAGGTGCTGACCGTGCCGAAGGACTACGCTTTCCGCCTCGCGCTCCGCGATCAGATGATCCTAGACGAGTTCAACGGCTCCAACCTGCAGGAGCTGGCCAAGCGCTACGATATGACCGAGCGCGGCGTCCGCAAGCTCCTCGCCCGCGCGCACAAGCGCCAGCGCGACCTGTACCAGGGCAAACTCTTCGACTGATCGGCGCCTTTTTCTGTTGCATACTCTGCAACAACTTTGCACAGCCCATCCCGCCCAGCCCCAATTCAACCCGCTTCTTCCCGCGCTTTTCTCAGTCTTCCTTGTGGATATATCTCAGCTGGGAACAGCAAGAGCAACAGCACCCTATGGCGATTTTTCACCTTTCCGCGCAGATCATCGGCCGCACCGCTGGACGCAGTTCTGTAGCGGCGGCAGCCTATCGGCACGGCGAGCGATTGGTCGATGAGCGCACCGGGTTGGTTCACGACTACTCCCGTAAAGCCGGGGTGAGTGAGGTTGTCGTTCTTGCCCCAGATAATGCTCCGGAGTGGGTTCACACTCCGGAGTTGTGGCAGCGCGTGGAAGCGAGCGAAACGCGCAAGAACAGCCAAACTGCACGCGAGATCAACATTGCTCTACCCGTGGAGTTGAACCCGGAGCAACGGCGCGGGTTGATGCTGGGATATTGCCGGGAACAGTTTGTAAGCCGAGGCATGGTGGCCGATGTGAGTTTTCACGACGACAACTCGGAAAATCCGCACGCCCACATCATGCTCACGACCCGGAGCATTGGGCTGGACGGGTTTGGCCCAAAAGTGCGCGAGTGGAACGCGCCGGAAGCGTTGGGGCTGTGGCGCGAGCAATGGCAGGCACATGCAAACACGGCGCTAGAAGCGGCGGGGCTGGATGTGCGGATTGATCACCGGAGGCTTGAAGCACAACAGGCCGACGCGCTGGAACGAGGTGAAGAACTGGTAGCGATGAAACTCAACAGGGGGGCGCAGGTTCATGAAGGACCCAAGCCGAGCGAGCGCGTCCAGGTCGAGAACCGGACCGCAGCGCAGGAACTGGCCGAAGCACAGGCCAAGGCGGCGCTGTGGGAGCAGGCAAACCCGGAGGTTGTGGCGGCCATGAAGGCACGCGCAGAACAAGAGCGGGTTCGGCGGGAAGAAGCAGAAAAAGACAGGGCGTGGAGCGGTTTGGCGGCGTCCGCAGTCGCGGACACCAAGAGCCGGGCCGAGGCGCTGGGGAAGTGGGTGGCCGTGCTGGACGGAGAGCGAGCCGAGGCGGTGGCACGCGAGACAATGGCGCGGTCAGATGCGAGCAGCGCACACGCTCGCCGGATGCTGGCAGAACCGAACTACGACCGGGCCAAGCAAGAGCGGCGGGCATGGGAGAAGGCTCACCCGTGGCGTGTGCGGCTGGATGAGTGGGGTTTGAAAAGCGGCAGGCGGGCGGAACTGATCGAGACGCACGACAAGGCACGGGCCGAGTTGAAAGCGGCCAGCGCGGAGAAAAAACAGACCTACGCCGCACACGATGAGCAGGCCAAAACGATGCGCGAGGCCATGCGGAAGGTGGAACAAGCCACCAAGCAGGCCGAGGCAGCCCGCAAGGCTTACGAGCGTGCACGGGAGCGACTGGCCGACATTGAGGCGGGCAGGCTCTCCCGGCAGCACGAGGAAGCCACTCAACGGGCATGGGAACAAGCGAAGGAACAGGCCAGCACGGAACGGCGGCAGACGTTGGAGCGGAGGCCCCAAGGCCCAGCCGCACCCATGCCACGTTTACGCGATGAGGTGGCCACCACGCCACGCCTCCGGACAGTGCCACGGCTCCGGCCACCCGGCTACGACGGTGGGCGCGGGATGGGCCGGTAACACTTCCAGAGGCCCACAGAGCGTTGTGGCGCAGGATTTTGAGTGTTGAGTGCCTTGCACGCTATGCTCACCCCACCAAGGACGAACAGGGGAAACAAGCATGAAAAAACTCAACCTTTTGCTCGGTGCGTTTGCAGTGAGCATCATGGCCGGCTGCACCAGCATCGCAGCGAAAGAGACACCCATCGTGCCGGACATGGCTCATGCCAATTTCGGCCCCTATCCGACAGACTACGAGGGGCTCATCAAAACTTGGGCCGAGTTGAAACTCAAAGATCCGGAATCGGCCCGTTACGTGCAGTTTTCTAAGCCGCGAAAGGAGTGGGCGGTGGCGGATAGCCAGCCCATCTACGGATGGTCGGTTTGCGCCACGATCAACGCGAAGAACAGTTATGGCGGCTACTCAGGCGCACAGGTTTATTGGTTCTTTTTTCGGGACGGCAAGATTTTCCGTGGTCGGAACATTGAAGAAGATGCTGGCATTCCGGGTGTCATTAGCATTCCGGGCAACCGAATTTCCGTGGGACACGATGTGAACTGTGATGATGGGGATGCCCAATAGGGAAACCCCCTTGCATCCCCCAAGACAAAAGAGAAAGAAGAAAAGTCCTCACGAGGTTGCGTAGTGCCTCAATGTCATTCCCGTTAGACGGGAAAGCGTTTCCTACAAAACGGGAATTTTTTCCCGTTAAACAGGAAAGCAAAAGCGCAGAACGGGAAAAGCGGAAAGAGCAGAGGCGCGGCCGATGGGCCGCGCTGGGTCCCTTATGGCGTGCATGGTTTCCGGGTTGTCCCGGAAATCATTCTTTTTTCCGGGTGGGGCTTGACGAAAGCCGGAAACCTGCGCGGGATGGAGTAAGCCCCTTTGAGACTGATCCCATGTTGTTTACCAACCCCTTTTTGGACACCCTTGGTGTTGAAACGAAGCGCAAGACCGACCGGCGAGCCGAGCAGACGTTCGGTGAACTCGATGCGCAGGCTGTCGAGGTTTCCGCTGTCCACTTTGTCGATAAAACCACGTTCGTAAAAGTCATGTCCCGAGCCATGCGCGAAGGCTTCGGGCTGGGCCTGAAAGCTCAGCGCATGTGGTGGATCGTGCTGGATGTAATCGGCAAGGAAGCCATAGGGCAGGATGAGTTCTACCTCACGCACCAACCCAGTTTTCAGCTCGGCGACGATAAGGCGGGGCAGGTCGAAATCACGAAAACGACCTTTTACGATGGACTGGCGGAGTTGCGGGCGGCGGGTTTCATCGCCAAACAACCGCACCGCTCCGGCTGGTATTGGATCAATCCGGCGATGGTTTGGAACGGCGACCGGGTTCGGTTCATCAATGAGTATCGGGTCAAGCACGGAGGCGCCGGGCCGAAGGTGCTTTATCCACGGGCACGGCGGCGAGAAACTGCCCAGCCCAAGGCCAGAGCCGTGTAG